ACTTTTATATAATTAAAATATAAATATAAAAAAAAACTAATGGAGAATAAAATGGAAAAGCAACCAAATAAATTTCACGCATTACAATTATTCACGGATACTTTTAGTGCTGAAACAGTACACTTAACAAACGAAGCAGTAGGAATCTATATAAGATTACTTTCTTTTGCTTGGACTAAAAATGCAAAAATGTTCACTAATCATCATGCTTATAGAATTTGTCAATGTATAGATAATAAATGTAAAAAAAAAGTGGATCAAATTTTAGTTGAATTTTTTATAAGAAATGGAGAATCAGAAAACACAACTTATTGGCTTCATAAAAGATTAGTTCAAGAACACCAATATTTAAGTGATAAATACAAATCAAGATCAGAAGCTGGGAGAAAAGGTGGTCTAGCAAAAAGCGATAATGCTAGTAGCAAAATCGTACCTCCTAGTCCTACTCCTATTCCTATTCCTAATAAGAATATACAATCTTCATTTGAACAATTTTGGGATACTTTGAAGATCAAAAAAGGTTCTAAACACTTAGCAAGTAAAAGATTTAAAGTTCATTGCCCAAACTTAGACCCTGTAGAATTAGCTGAAAAATTTAATCGTTATGCTTCAAGTGTTAAGGACATTGAATTTTTGGCTCATGTTTCTACTTGGATTAATCAAAGAAGGTTTGAAGACGAAGAAAACAATAAAACCATAGAAATAAAACAACCTGATGTTTTTTATAATGGTATAAAATTAAAATTATTAGGCCATTATGGAGATCAAATAGAATACACAGATAATAATGGTAATAAATATCAAAAACACAAATGGAACGGAAAACCTATTGAAAAAGTTACTTAATTTTTTTTCTTTGATCTGTTAATCTTATTTGTGAAAATTTTCCTTTTCTTGCATTGTTAATTTTGCAAAACATCGGATAAGTTTTTAACATATATTCTACTGATTCTTTTTCTGATTCAGGTGTTCTATATAATTGGATACCACCTTTTTCAGTATAAATTTTCGTTTTAGGTGCTAAATAATTAAATCTCAAAACACCATTATCAGCTTTATAATATTTAATAGTTCTTTCGTAATCTTCTTTAGTGTGAAATCTTTTTTCTAAAACAAATGCTTTATCTTCATGGTTATTTACCCACCCATAAAAACAAGCAATAATAAATTTTAGATTAAAAGAAATATTGTGTTTCATAAAAAAAGGATTAAATGAAGCATTTATTCCCCATAAATTAACTTTATTTTTTAAACATAAATCAAAAGCTTGATTACCTAATTCTTTTAAATCTAATAAAGTTTGTGTTTTTTTATCATTAATTTTGCTTTCAATGCTTTGTATATCATCATCAATACCCATTACATTTTGACCGACAGGGTAATATCTGACCATAAAATTTCTTTGTTCGTTTATACTGGTATTGTTAGCAACAATTAAATTTACTGGGTAATCTTTTAATTTAATTTTATATTCTTCTAGTTCTTCATTTTTACTCAAAAAAACATCTACTTTTGATAAATCAATGTTCGTTTTTAATAAATAGGCAATAGTTTTATTTAATAATGTGTTAGCACGAGAACAACTTGGTATTGCTATTCTAAAGTTCATTTAAAATTTCATCTTTAATTTTTTTTGCTCTTTCAATCTCTTCTTCATTAGCAATTTTTTTTGTATTAGTTTTTGCTCTATTTAGTTCGTACTCAGAATCTCCACAATATATCATTTTTTCTCTATAATAACAAACCACACTAATTCTTTCATAAAAAGTTTTACTAATTGTTTCTGTGTTTCCGTGTAGTTCATGGACATCAAATATAGCCAAATCTCCATTTTTTAAATCTAATCCTACTCCATATTTTGGAATTACTGTTATAGCACCCTCATAATCTCCTGTTGCAATAACTCCTAAATTTCCAAAACCTTCTTTTAAATCTCCATTGTCATAATGACCAGCAGTCCTAAAATTTTTATTTACTGTTACTGTGCTAAAGGCCGTATCTTTAATAATAAAATCTTGAGAACTTTTTTCTGCCATTTTCTTTTGAATTTTATATCTAGCTGGTGCGTGTTGTTTAAAAAAAGCATCAACATATTTTATATAAGGCAAACAATTATTATATTCTTTCCAGTTTTTTTGCGTCCACATGCTGGTTCTGCAATATGGTATTCTTGGATACCTATCACTAAATCCAATGATAGAACTTTTAACTGCTCTAGCTTTAGCAGATTTAGAAAGTTTTCCACTTTTTAGTAAAGGCAAAAATCTATTACCCATTATCTTACCGATAGTAAGACCATCAAGTTTATCTCCAACTTTTAATTCAGGAGGAATCGGCCCTGAAGCTTGACCTCTATTATTGCTTACTGATATAGATTTTCTAAATGAACCACGACATTTATTAATAACTTCTTCCGGGACAGCATTTTTTTTAAAGACTGCAATTATATCTCCATTCTCATTTATTATTTTAGTATCTTCTGTAATGTGATGTTTAATTAAATCTGTAGAAAAAAAAGTTCCTTTTAATTCAGAAATTTGATCCTCGTTTAATATTGGACTAAGCTTCAGTAGTTTCATTTAATACTGCCTTTAAAACTGCATCAGAAATATTATCAATATTATACTTATTTGAAATTTTTTCTATTGCCTGTTTAAATAAAATATCGTTTTCAGGGTTAAAAAATAGTTGAATCATTTTCACATCATTAATTCTTTCTGCTTGAGATTCAATATTTTCGTTTAAATCAACATTAGATATTTCATCAGTTTTTAATAACAAATTATCTAACTCATCATTACTAAAACCCAAAATATCTAAATCAATATTTTCTGCTAATAATTCGTTAAATTCTAAATTAAGTAATTTAGCATCCCAACTTGCATTTTCATTTAATCTATTATCAGCAATCCTGTATGCTTTGGCTTGGTTTTTATTTAAATCAGCTACTTGAACTGGAACTTCTTTTAAACCTAATTTTTTTGAAGCTTCAAATCTTGTATGACCTACGATTATAGTAAAATCTTTATCAACTACTATTGGTTGTTGGAATCCAAACTCTTTTATGCTAGAAGCAACCTTGTCTATATTTAAGTTTTTTCTAGGATTGTTTATATAAGGTACAATTTTATTTATATCTATTATTTGTATTTTCATGTGAATTTATTAGCTAATTTACTATAAAATAGCAAGATAAAGAATTAATACTTGCACAATGTAGCAAATCAAATTAATAAGAAAAAAAAGGAGAATATTATGCCAAAAGGTAAAGGAACATATGGGTCTAAAAAAGGCAGACCACCTATGAAGAAAAAAAAGAAAAAGAAATAGTGCCTAAAAAGAAACCTATTTTTGCTTATGACTATAACTAAAATAGATACTGACTTTACACCTGAAACACATGACATTGGTGCTAGTTCTTTACAATCCTCTGTAATTACTACAGGTTCAGGTAGAGTTAGAATAGCAACTACAACTCATTGTCATATTAAATTTGGCTCAAACCCCACTGCAACTGAAGAAGATGTTATGCTACCAGCGAATCATGTTGAAGTTTTTTCTTTTAAATCAGGAGATAAAATTGCCTTTATTCATCATGGTGGTGGTGCTGGAGAAATTAACATATCAGCAGTAGATTAATGGGAATTACTACTTCAACCACTTTAAAAGAACTGTACACCAATAAAATGGGCAAAGGTAAATACAAAATTAAAAAAGGAAAAGGTAAGAGTTACACTAAACGCAAGAAAAAAAAATGAAGCCTAAAATTATAAGGTTTGGTCATAGAGATTTCAAGATAAAATATATAACTCATAAACAAGCACAAAAAAGAGGTATTTACGGAGAAGTAGATACAACTACTAATATTATTACAGTTGATGATTCTTTAGACAATAAAATAACCAGCAATACTATTTTGCACGAACTTATGCATGTTATCGCAGAGCAATATCACTGGAACTTTCCAGCTAAAGAAGAAGAACTTGTTTGTGAAACAACTGGTAACGCACTATCAGACTTATTTAATCAAAACCCTGATTTCATAAATTATCTTGTAAAAAGCTTTAAAAAGTAGTAAGCAAAAAATAACGATTACATATTCGGTAAATTATGGAAAAGAATACATCTAAAGGCAGACCAAAAAAAGAACTTGATAGAGAACAGGTTTATAAATTAGCACTAATGCACTGTAATATGACAGAAATGTCAGATTTCTTTGGTGTAGATGTTAAGACCTTAAGAGTTAATTATTCCCAAGAAATACTAAAAGGTAAAGCTGAAGGAAAAATAAGACTTAGAAAGAAACAATTTGAAGTAGCTGAGAAGGGAAACTGCTCAATGTTAATTTGGCTCGGAAAACAAGTATTAAATCAATCAGACCAACAAAATGGAGATGATTTTGAGTCTTTACCATTAACTGATATTGTGTAAAAATATTTTATGGCTAAATACAAAAATAGACAGGTTAAGTTAAATAAACCATTTAGAACTCCCAGTGCATCTAAAAAGTTTGGGGTTTATGTGAAGGATAATTCTAGCGGTAAGGTTAAGATAGTTAGATTTGGTGCTAAAGGTATGAGTATCAAGAAGAATATTCCAGCTAGGCAGAAATCATTTATGGCAAGATTTAGACCTATATTAGCAAAGGTAAAAGGACAGAAGAGTTTATCTCCAGCATATTGGGCAGTTAAGTCTTGGCGTAAAGGTTTTAAAATTGGTTAAGTATTTTTTATTCATGCACATAATGATTGCTAATCCTGAAGGGTATGTTCCTAAAGTATATGACTTTTGGTTTGAAGAACCTGAACTAAGATACTTTGCTACAGAAAAAGATTGTCAAACTAAGGGTAATGAAATATTGAAGTGGGCAAGGCAAACTATGGAAGATAAAAATTTAGAAGTCATGCAAACTTGGCTAGAATGTATTGAGGTAACTAAGAGTGAAAAAGCATCATTTAATCATCAACCTAGAACAGCTAAAAGCTTATGAACATAAAGCCAAACAAGATATCATTAACAAAGCTTTCTTTTATCAAGCTGAGAGCATTATGTTTTATGGACAGGATTTTATTAAAAGCCAAGAAGCTATTGAAGATCAAATCTTCACAAGTAACACTAAAAATAATATTGATTT